GTATGGCCGCAAGATTCTTCGTCCTGAAGCACTTGTTAACGCCAAATACTGCTTGCTGTAGAGGAGATTGAATTATGGCACTAGGTGATAATACACTCCAAGCGGCACGTGGCAACTCGCAGCGTGGTCGCAACCCATACATGGTTCAGACAGAACTGAACTTTGCTACTGCTTTGACTGACAAAGGTTCTGCTCTTGCAGCAAACGATGTCATTCCAGTCATTGCTGTCAAAAAGGGATTCATGATTATGAATGCTGGCATTGAAGTTGTTACTGCTACTTCAGCAGGAACTTCTACTGTGGATTTGGGTACAGGCGTTGATGCTGATTGTTTTGTTGATGGTTTCAACAGTGCATCAGGCACAGCAGCAGGTACTGTAGCACAAAATGCTGCAGCTTACCAGCCACTGATGTGTGTTGCAGATGACAACATCGACTTGACTTTGGCTACACAATCTGGTACTGCTTTGACTACGGGTGTTTTCCGTATCTGGGCAATTCTAATGGATTGTACTGACGAAGGTGACTTGACTGCTCAAGAAGTAGCACGTGACTTTGCTTAAATAACATAGTATTGGGGCAGGGCAACTTGCCCCTTTACTTTCGCTTTATAAGGATGCACGATGGCATACACTTACCTAGACATTACTAATGAAGTTATTGCTCGTATGAATGAAGTAGCATTAACAGCTACTAACTTTACTGCTGCGCGAGGCTTTCAAGTTCAGTGTAAGAATGCAGTAAACGATGCTATAAATTATATTAACCAAAGAGAGTTTGGTTGGCCTTTTACACATGAAACTACTACTCAAACGCTAGTAGCTGGACAAACAAGATACACTATTCCTGCTGATACACAATCAATAGACTATGACACTTTTAGAATTAGCAAAGATACTACTCTTGCTGTAGCAGGTATTACTCTTCGCATTATGGACTATAAAGAATACACGCAAAAATATATTGAACAAGAAACTACAACTAATGTAGGTGCAGTTCCAAACTATGTATTTCGTTCTCCCGATAATAATTATGGATTGTACCCCTATCCAGATAAAGCGTATGCTTTAAAATTTGAATACTATAAAAAACCTATAGCATTGTCTGCTCATGGAGATGTACCATTAATACCAGAACAATATAGGCAAGTAATTGTAGATGGTGCTACTGCATATTCTTATCAGTATCGTGGTGAGGCACAACAATACGGAATTAACTTTTCAAGATTTGAAGAAGGCATTAAACAAATGCAAACAATACTACTTAATCGTGCTGATTATGTTAGGTCTACGTATATTCCCTACTCACAAAAATATGGTGCTGGTGCGGGTGGATTTTAGAGGTTTAAATGGCAGATGAATCTGGCCTTAATCCTTTTGTGTTTGCATGTCAAGGTGGTCTAGTTCTTGACCAGTCAACCTTTGCTATGCAACCGGGGATGGCACTTGAACTAGAAAACTTTGAACCTGCTACTACGGGTGGGTACAGGCGTATTTCAGGATACAACAAGTGGAATAGCAACATTGTTCCACAAGACCAGCTTTCTAGTGAGTCTGTACTTATGTCAGCATACTTTAAAGGTAATGTACTTGCAGCACGTGGGCGTAAGATACACAAGGGTGCTACAGGTAGTGGTTCTTGGACAGAGATAGACTCAGGAAGAACAGGCGCAGGACGCTATACTTTCTTTAGATACACATTAGCAGGTACAGAATTTATTGTGTGGGCTGATGGTGCTAATTCTGCATCTAAGTATGATAATACTACAGTAACAGATATTAGTGGTACAGGCGCACCTTCTAATCCTAAATTTGTCACAGGTTTTAAGAATGCTTTATTCTTTGCTGGTATGTCTTCTACTCCACAAGAGTTAGTATTTACTGCACCGTATACAGACACAGACTTTAGTACTGCTAATGGTGCAGGTTCTATTAGTGTTGATAGCAATATTACTGGACTTTTTCCTTTTCGTGATGCACTATACATTTTTTGTGAAGAACGTATTTTTAAGTTAGTAGGTAATGCAATAGCAGATTTTGTTTTGCAACCTGTAACTAGAGAGATTGGATGTTTAAATGGTTTTACCATTCAAGAATTTGCAGGTGATATTGTTTTTCTAGGTCCAGATGGACTACGTACTGTTGCTGGTACAGAAAAGATTGGTGACGTAGAACTTGGTACAATCAGTCGCGCAGTGCAAGAAAGATTTGAAGGACTGTCAGACGTAGATGAATTTGATAGCGTTATTATACCTGACAAGACACAGTATCGCATATTTTTTTCTAAAGCAGGAATACCACGGTCTACAACAACAGGTGTAATATGTGTGCGTAAAGGTGATGCCTACGAGTTTGCAGATATAAAAGGTATTAGACCTAATAGTACAGATAGCGTAGTTGTTGCAGGTGAAAGCGTTGTTCTTCATGGAGACTTTGACGGTTTTGTATATAGACAAGAACAAGGCAATGACTTTGATGGTAGTGTAGTAACAGGTAGATATCGTTCACCGGACTTGACTATGGGTGATGCAGGTATTCGTAAATCGTTTGACCGTGTTATTATTAACTACGCACCAGAAGCAGCAGTTAGCGCAGATTTATTTGTACGCTATGACTATGAAGCACCTAACGTAGCAAGACCAGCAGCATATCCGTTTGATACTACTACCTCAGTAGCTATCTATGGTTCTTCTGTGTACGGTACTGCAACATACGGTGGACAGTCTAACCCGTTAGTACGTCAACCCATTGAAGGTTCAGGTTTTGCTATAGCACTACGAGTTAACGATAGAGGCACATCAGCCCCATATTCATTAAAAGGATTTCAGCTAGAGTTTCAAGCTGACGCAAGGAGATAATAAATGGCAGGTTATACTAGACAATCCAGTTATGCTGACGGTGACATTATTGATGCAGCCGACAGTAATGACGAGTTTAACCAAGTACTAGCAGCATTTGTAAATACATCAGGTCACAAGCACGATGGTACAGCCGCAGAAGGTCCAGTCATAGGATTGATTGGAGACCCCGGCGTTGCTATTCCAAAGAACAAAGTTGTAGTAGACGATACTAATAATCAAGTAGAATTTAACATTGATGTAAGTGGTACAAGCACAGAGCAGTTTGTTGTTAAAGACGGTGTAATTGAGCCTACTACAGATAATGACATTGATTTAGGTGCTAACGCTAAACAGTTTAAAGATGCTTACATTAATGGTACAGCAAACATTGACGCACTTGTAGCTGACACTGCCGACATTAACGGTGGTACAATAGATGCTGTAACACTGGGTACTAATAGTGCAGTAACAGAAGCACAAGTAGATAACCTAAACCTTAACGGTAATGCAATTACCAGTACAAATACTAATGGCAATATTGATTTAACACCAGCAGGTACAGGTGAAGTCAACATTTCTAAAGTAGATGTAGCTTCTGGTGAAATTGATGGTACAGTAATTGGTGGTAACTCTGCTGCTGCAATTACAGGTACAACAGTTGTTGCTAATACTAGCATTAACATTGCAGGTGACGGTGCTACTGTAACAGGCATTAAAGATGAAGATAACATGGCATCTAACAGTGCTACTAAACTAGCTACACAACAGTCTATTAAGGCGTATGTAGATAGTCAGGTAACTGCACAAGACTTAGACTTTGTTGGTGACAGTGGTGGCGCACAGAATGTAGACTTAGATAGCCAGTCACTGACTGTGGAAGGCGGCACAGGCGTTGATACAACAAGTTCTGCACAAAAGATTAGTATTGCTATTGACAGCACTGTAGCAACCCTTACAGGTTCACAGACGCTTACTAACAAAACACTTACAACACCAATAGTTACAACGCCTGTAGTTAACGCAGGACTGCAACTTAAAAATGGTGCTACTAGTGCTGGCTTTGCAGAGTTTTTTGAAGATAGCGATAACGGTACAAACAAAGTAACATTGATTGGTCCTGCTTCTACTGCAGATGTTACAGTTACACTGCCAGCAGCTACAGATACTTTAGTGGGTAAAGCTACTACAGATACACTTACAAATAAAACCTTGACAAGTGCTGTGCTAAATAGTACAATAAGTGGAACTTCAATTAAAGATGAAGACAATATGGCATCTAACAGTGCTGACCACTTAGCTACACAACAATCAATCAAAGCATACGTAGACGCAGAAGTAGCTGCAATACCAGTAGGTGATATTACTTCCGTAGTAGCTGGTGCAGGTATGACAGGTGGTGGTACATCAGGTGATGTTACACTTAATGTTATTGGTGGTACAGGTATTACTGCCAATGCTGATGACATTGCAATTGACGCTACTGTAGCAACGCTAACAGGTACACAAACATTAACAAACAAAAGTATAACTGCTCCTGTACTTACAGGTTCTGCATCTGCCGCAGGTTCAATCCTATTTAAAGAAGATACAGACAATGGTACAAATGCAGTAACACTTATCGGACCTGCTGCTACTGGTGATGTAACTGTAACACTACCTGCAGCTACGGATACACTGGTAGGTAAGGCTACAAC